GACCCGCGAGGTTTTCAACCTGGAAAGAGGGGTTCGATTCCCCTACGGGCTGCCATATCTGCGCTTCCTTTTCAGTCCTAAGTGATTGAAATTCTTTTCTTTACTCGGTCGCTCGCTTCCCTCAGGATTCCTCGGAGATAACCATGGATCCCGCCGGTTCTGTATTTTTCACGGTCCCAGCACGGTCCAAAAAAGAGAGGATTTTGGAATGTCGAAGCGCTGGGAAAACGACTCGCAGGTCTCTGGGCTCTGCATCAGCAGGGGCCAGACGTATGTCTTTCGGTACGGGCTGGGGAGCCGTGGCTGGGATCGGTCAATAACTCTGGGGAAGGTCGGGGAGATCAGCAGGCGGCGAGCCCGGGAACTTGCGCTCGAGCTGCGGGCCCTGGTCCTCGAGGGGCGGGACCCCCAGGCGGTCAAGCGGCAGCGCAAAGCAGACCGAACGCTGCGCGACCTTCATCCGGCCTTCATCGAGCGGTGGGCTAAGCCCCGGAAGCGAAGCTGGGAGAATGACGACGGATACTTCCGAAACCACTTGCTTCGCGCTCACTTTGCGGACTGGCCCCTGCGGGAGATCGACCAGGCGACCCTCTGGGATTGGCACGCAGCACACGAGCGCCCGACGACCGCGAACCGTTGCCTCGAGACACTCAGCAAAGCGATGGGTCTGGCCAAGCGCTGGGGATGGTGCGACGAGAACCCCTGCCAAGGAATTGAGCATCACCCCGAAAAACGACGCCGACGCTATGCAACGCCCGCAGAGCTCGAGCGCCTTCTGGCCGAGCTCCGCGAGAAAAAACGCGCCGGGGGGATTCACTTCCGCTTCGCCTGTCTGATCCAGTTGCTGATGCTCACGGGAGCCCGACGCAACGAAATCATGACGTGCCGCTGGTCTGAGGTCGACCTCGAGCGAGGGATCATCAGCCCATCGCGACACAAGCGGGACCGAACCGAGCACCGGGAGATTGCGCTGGGTGTCGATGCCTTGCGGGTGATCCGGGAGCTGCAGGAGCACGAGCCCCCCGGCGAGTGGCTGATCAGGGGGCGAGGAAAAAACCACCTGAGCCAGCCTCAGAAACCATGGACGCGACTGAAAGAAGCCGCGGGCGTCCGCGACCTCTGGCTCCACGATCTCCGTCACACCTTCGCGTCGTATCTGGTCAGCTCCGGCCAGACGCTTGGGGTGATTGGTGAACTGCTGGGGCACAGCTCGACGGCGACCACCGCGCGCTATGCCCATTTGATTGACGATGCTCGACGGGCAGCCGTTGATCAGGCCGGGGCTTTGATCACTGCAGCTCAGGAGGCTGCTCCCCGGACCACATCATCCGGCTCAGTCGTTTTGCCCTTTCGCCGACCTGGGTCGCCCAGCGGCTCTGCAGCATCATCGACGCGGCCCGTTCATATTCCCCGCCACGAATAGCGGCCAGGGTTTGCTTGAAACCCAGCAAGCCGCCCAGGCCCAGGTTGAACGCCATGTCGAGGAGAACCCGCTGGCGCACAGAGTCGAGCTCGAGCACCCAGGGGAGCTCAGTCTCGAGCCGTTCCCAAAAGTCGTCGATGTCATGGCCCAGCAGGTAGGCAGACTCCTCCGCTGTGATGCCCCGGTCGTCAAGGTTGCGGCCGACGCCAATGGTCAGCCGGCCGCTGGTGCATTTGTACGGGAACAGGCGCTCGCCCTCATGAAGGCGGAGCTGAGCGATCATCAGGTCCCTTTGCTCTCTTGAATTTTTCACTGAACTTCGCTGTCGCGCGGATAGGCCACCCGAGGGGCGTGGGGGGTCGCTTGCCGGCGCTGCCTCGGGGCTTTTCTGTGGTGAAGCGGAATGAATCACCCCGTGGTTTTTCGCGGTCCAGAAAACCAGCGACCTTAGAAATCTCAGCATCGAGACGGGCCCTCAGGTTGGTGTTGAATTTTTGGGCTCTGATCCACCTGTGGATCGGATCGAGAGGCGATCGAGTATTGAAAAGCTCGACCACCTCGCCATCAGGGGGCCAGCTCAGTTTTTTTTTGGCTTGATTGAATAGGCCGCTTTGAACAGCAGCTGAACCAGGCTGTTCGACTTAAGCGGCGAAAGCGCCACGATCTCGCTGAGAGCGGCGATGATGATCCAGGTCACGGGCGACTCGAGGATCTGGGAAATGTTTTCCATGTGGTGGCTCCTTTACTTGTCGGGAAAAAAAAGGCGGCCCCATCCAGATTCGGGACCTTCGACCAGCAAACGCGGGCCGAGTTCCGCCCACGGGTAGGTCACAAAGCGACCCTCCCGGGCAGGCCCAGCGTATCCAGAGATGAGGGATCCGTAGGGGTCATGGCACACGAGCGAGTCATGCGCTTCGTCTGTTCCGACTGCAACCAGCATGTGACCGCCTCCATAAGGTGCCGACCTGGGCCCCTGATGCAGGATCCCTAAGACGACGGGTCGGTCGCTTTTGATCTCGCTTTCGATCCACTCCCGGGAGAGGTCGTAGCGGAAGACAGACTCGAGGCCATAGCTGCGCAGGGCCAGCGTCATCTGGGCATGGTCGCCAGGCTCGGCTCCCATCTCGCAGATCATCGAGACCAGGTCGTCATCCCCTGCGATGGCGTCGGGGCGGAAATAGCTCAGCGCCATGGCGCAGCTGCTGGGGTTGCAGGTGCGATAAGGCATCCGCAGGTTGTCGAGCTGTGAATAGAACGGGACCTGAAGAATGTGCTTTTTCGGCTTCTCAGGGCTGAAGACTTTCGCGAATGCTTCGACGACGTGTGGCTCGACCATTCCCTCGAGCTTCGCGACTGCTTCCTTTTGATGTGGCAGGCCTTTGTAGTGCTCGAATGCTCTAGCCAGAAAACCCATCAGCGGCGCCCCTCTAGTCGATCGACTCTCTTCTCGATGTCTTCTATCTCTTCCTTTAACCAGGCCAGCGCTTTCTCTCTGCTTTCTTCAGACCTAGCCAGGATCTGCAGGGTCTGGTCGGACTTCACTTTGAGCTCAGCGAGCTGAATCTGGACGTTGACGATCAGGGTCGCGAGCGCCATCAGTGACGTCACGACGGCCAGGGGGAGGGCCTGGCCTGTGCCATTGGTGAGGCTTTGCCAGAAGCCCGGGCGTTGCGTCATCTCATGGCCTCCGGTGATTTAATCGTATCGAGTCAATCCGCCTTGTTCCCTGCCTGGACCTTGGTCACGAAGCCGGAGGCGCTCATCGTGTGAGTCACGGTTTTGACGATCCACTGCCCTGCGAGCGGCGAGCGAACATTCGTGAGGTTGACTGGCCTTTCCGCAAATATGTCAGGCCTGCCCCTGACTGTGAAGTCCAGCGAGATGGTTCCGGTTTTTAACTGCTTTAACTTCGCGATCCCGGCCTTTTGCGCCATGTCCTGCGACGTGTAAAGTTTTTTGTCTCGGAACATCGGGCCAGACCCGAAAAAGTCCCAGCTGTCGGTGACTGTGACCTCCAGCTCTTGATTGCTGGCCTTGTCCCGATAGCGCGTGATCACCCCGGAGTAGACGCCCCGGTCCTTAATCGTTGCTTTGAAGGCGGATAGCTCGTTCCGGTCGACGTCTGCAGCGCTGAGCGTCGCGCCGCTGGGGCTAAGGCCCTGCCCCTCAGGCATGAAAATAAGCTTCCCATCAGCAGGTTTTGCTACGGCCCCATAAGTCTTCGCGAGGCGCGTCAGGAAGTGAGCGTCGCTCTCGTTTTCTTGGTCGATGTGGTGGATCTCAACGCTGGCCAGGGAGGCGTGAACGGACGGAACCAGGCCATGCTCCCCCGCGATTGTCGTGACGATCGCGCCGATTGTTGTGTGGTGCCAGCTGCGGGTTTTAGTCGCCCGGAATTCTGGCGAGCTGTCTGCGGCTTTTGCGCGGACCTTCATCGTTGCCGGACTGTCAGTGAACGACACCTCGTCGATGGTGTAGCTGCCCATATATGTGAGGTCGGTCTCCTCGTAGCCGATCCAGACCTTTAGTTCTGCTCTCTGCGCCGGGACGTCGAGCGTGTTGCCGCGATCGTCCAGGGTTAAGTCGACCGTGTCCGATTTCTGCCCGCTGTCGTCATTGACTCGCAGCTGCAGAACCTTGTCGGAGATCGCGTCGGTGACGTCGCCGCCGTTGACCTCTAGTCGGAACTTCGGGCGCATCGGGTCAGCTCCACAGTCTCGAGGTTGAGGTGGTCGACGTTGTCGAGGTGCTCAGGTCGGGGAGGTAGACCTGGTCACCAGCCTCGAGGACTGGCAGCTTTTTTGCCAGCTCGCGGTTGTTGTCGTGGGCCATCACCTGCTCCACGAAGCCGCGCGTTTTCCCGTAGTAAGACTCGCAGATCTCGTCGAGCATTTCGCCGTCGATGCAGGTGTAGAACTGCGCCATCAGAAAAGATCCTCTAACCAGCCAAAGAGACCGCCGCCGCCGTCTCCTCCACCATTGTCGCCAGCGTCTTCGCCGTAGGACTCGAGATCGAGCGAGAAATCGATTTTTCGCGGCAGGCCTTCCGCGATGTAGTTCGATTCACTCTCAGTAATCTGCTTCACCACCCACTGGCCCAGGTTATTGCCGCGGCCATCGACCAGGCCCAGGGGCTCGCCCTCGTTCGCCGCTTCGCGCAGCTCTGCCATCTGTTCGAGCCCCCCGCGGAAGTGCGGGTAAATCGTGCCGCTCAGTTTGATGCTCTCGGATTTCTTGCCCAGGAACTGCTGAGCAGCGTCCCGGCCGAGCCGTTGCTGCTGTTTCCAGAGGTAGGACGTCGACCGCTGCAGCTGGTCATGGGCTGCCGTGTCCATCGAGAATTGATAGTCCCCGAGCGTGAGTAGAACTTCCTGAGCCATTAGTCATTCAACAGGGCGCGCATCCCTGCCTCCGCATCTCCTAAAGCATCGTCCAGACCCGTCTGAACCGCCAGCGCGATGTCCTCGGGCGTTGCATTGCTCTGAGTGACGTTCACGGTGACGACGGGGGCCAGCGTCGCTGCACCGCCTCCAGCTGGAGCTGGGGTGGCAGCTAATGGCGCCGAGTCTTGAGTCAGGCCTCCGATGATCTGGGCCGCCGGCTGGATGAATGGCTGGGCTTCTGGAATGGCTGCCCCAGCGATGCCGAGAAGTCCGCCCAGGATTGGCCCGAGGGCGTTACCTTGCGATTGGGGCCGGGTGATGGGAACTGCCGCCCTGGTGACCGGCTGCACGAGGGACGGGAGACTCGGTGCGGCTGGCGCTGCCGAGCTGACAGTCGCGTCGACTGCCAGCGGCGACTTGCCGAGGGTTTCGTCCATGGTTGCCATGGCGCCCTCTGCTGTCGCTTGCATCGCTGCCGCCATCGTCTGCTGACGGTCCCGGATGCCCTTGGAGATTGTTTCGACCAGGGCGCGGCCGCTCCCGGTCAGATCGGAGAACGGTCCTTTTTTGGCGTCAGAGAACGGCAGAAGGTTTCGGATCTCTTGGAAGCCCTGGACGACAGCGTCCTTGAGTGCGCCAAACGAACCGAGGAACCCGTCCTTGATCGTGTTAATGATGTTGGCGCCAACCTCGACCAGCTTCCCAGGTAGACCCAGGAACAGGTCGACGATGCCTTGAACGACGCCGCCGACGAATCCAGTCAGCCCCTGCCAGATCGCACCCAGGGAGTCGATCAGCCCGGTGAACCACCCCTTAAGACCGCCGAAGATGTTCTTCACGCCTTCGACTGCGGTCTCGGAGTCGCCGGTGAAAATGCCGGTAAAAACCTGCCAGATGCCCTGGAAGATCTGAATCGTGCTCATGAACATCTGCTTAAACCCCTCGAAGACGGGCATTAGCGCGCTGATGGTGGCATCCCAGACGGCCATGATCCCTGCGCCCAGCGCAGAGAATCCAGCAGCGAGGCCGCCGATGATCGCGTCGACGCCAGCCTTGAACCAGTCGACGTGGTTGTAAGCAGCGGTAAAGATCGCAATCAGGCCGACAATCGCGGCAATCGTCAGCGTGACCGGAGAGGTGAGGATTGCCATCGCGCCAGCTGCGACAGTCGTCGCCCCAGTCAGGCCAATCACCGCGCCCTTCAGAGCAGCCAGGATCGGCAGGGCGGCCACTAGGCCGATGAACGCAATCGACAGACCCCCGACTAGCTGGGCCAGAACGGGAAATTTCTCCATAAGGCCAGCCACCGGGCTAAGCATTGCGGCTAAGCCCTCCAGCACGGATGCGATGGGCCCCAGGAGCGGGCCGCCGAACGCGATGGCCAGGCCTTCTGCTGCGGACTGCAGGCGCTTCAGAGTGCCACCTAGGCCCGACTGCATCGTCTCAGCCATGGTGGCCGCAGCGCCCTGGCTGGCGGTGACCTTGTCGGTCATCTCAGCGAGCTGGCCCGAGGCCGCTGCCTGCTGCAGGGTTGCGCCAGATGCTGCAGCGCGGACCCCGAAGATCGCCGCCTGGAGCTCCGTCTGTTCTGCTGTGCCCAGGTTCAGCCGCTTCATCGCGGCGTCCATGTCCTTCAGGATTTGCTCGTAAGGGCGCATGTTGCCCGCAGAATCCTTCGTCGAGACGCCCAGGCGGTCGAAGGCTTTGGCCGCCTCGCTTGGGGGCGCCGAGAGACGCAGGAGAATGTTCCGCAGGGCTGTGCCTGCTTCGCTCGCCTGAATGCCGCTGTTGCCCAGGACTGCGAACGCTGCGCCCGCGTCCTGAATCGAGACCCCGGCCTGGGGTGCGATGGCGGCGATGCTCTTGAAACTCTCGCCGAGCATCTGAATGTTCGTGTTGCCGCTCGAGGCTGTCTTCGCGAGGACGTCGATCACCATGTTGGTGTCGTCGACCTGGAGCCCCATGCCGCCCAGGATGTTTGAGGCGATGTCTGCCGCTTCGCCCAGCTCCATCCCTGCCGCCGCGGCGAGGTTAAGCATGTGCCCGGTGGAGTCCAGGATCTGGGTCGTGTCGTATCCAGCCATTGACAGGAACGACATCGCGTCCGCTGCCTCAGAGGCCGAGAACTGCGTCGTTCTGCCCAGCAGCTTGGCCTGATCGTTCAGGGCTTTGAACTGCTCCTCTGTGGCCCCTGAGATCGCCTTGACCTTCAGCATGGAGCTCTCGAACTCCATCGCCGTGCGAACCGCCCCGGTGATGGCCAGGCCTAGGCCTGTGGCGCTTGCAGCTGCTGCCTGAAATGCGTCGTTCCTAACGACATTTTTGAATCCTCGGGTCGCGCCCGTGGCTGCATCGTTGATTGACCGCTTGACGTTCTGCTGAAACGTCGAGATCTGCTTCTGAGCGGTCCGCAGCGTTTTGCGAAACGACGCTGTAAGTTCGCCGCCGACCTTGAGCGTAATTTTTGCGGGGCCGGCCATCGTCTCACTTCCTCACGTTTCGGTTGATTTCCCGCTCGAGTTTCTGAGCGGATTTAATCCAGGCCCGAAGCTCCGTCACCTCCAGATCCAGCAATTCGTCGAGACCCCAGCCAGAGAGCTTCGCGAGGATGAGAACTCCTCGCCTTAGCTCTCCTTCGGGGTAGGTTGAAAACCCTGGATGACTTCCCCGAGCCTCGCAAAATCAGAGGCGTCCATGGCTTCGATGTCGGAGGGGGCCATCTCGCAGAGTGCTGCGAAATAGCCGATCCCCTTCTCTGCCTCGGTGCCTTTTTTGCGTTCCATGTTCAGCTGATCGCGCACCGTGGGCCGGCGCACTGTGAGCGTGGAAACCTCAACCCCATCGACTTCGATGGGGTATTCAAGCTCGAAGGATTCGGTGGGCCTTTTCTTGACCATCTATCAGACGCCCATGGCTTCGCGCAGGCTAGCCAGCTGATCGGTGCCGTTAATGGTTCTCACCATGTTCTCGACGTCGATCTCGACCAGGTCCTCATTGGCGATGCTGAGGCGGTAGTAACGCAGGCCCATTGTGAATGAGGCCTCGGTCATTGCGCCAGCTTCCAGGGAGCCGGGGTCGAAGTTTTTGATGTGGCCGGTGAAGTTGGCGACCAGGGACACAGCGGCGGTGTCGCCGTTGCGCTGCAGGGCCCCGCGGATGGTGGCCTGAACAGCGTTCTGGTCGTAGAGGCCGAAGAGCTTGATCACCTCGGGGTCGTATTCCGCGAGGGTGAACTCAGCCTCGAGGGCGCTCATGCCCTGGTCGATTTCGACCGGAGCATCGAGGCCCCCTGCCCGGTATTCCTCGAGGTTGATCTCGAGGGTCGGGAGGGTGCATTCAGTGACGCGGCCAGCAAAGCCCTGGCCGTCAATGAAGAGTGAAAAATTTCGGAGAGTGCGTGGCAGCATGGCTCAGTCCTCAGCTGTAAGTGTTGGATTCGTCTCCACCGGCGGTGGTCTCCTCATTGTCGGGGGCGTTCTCGTCGCCGTCCTCGTTCGCCGACTCGTCGTCAGCGTTGGAGTCCGTGAGGATGCTCTCGATGTAGTTGTTGGTGAGGATTGACCGGAAGCGCACGCGCTCGGCCGGGTAGACCGGGGTGAACTCGAAGTCGATGGTGATCTGGCCGTTAGCGACGTCGGTCGCGGTGTTGGCGTCAGGATCGATAAAGACGTCAGAGCCGAGGATGGCACCGCGGGCCTCGAGGCTGCGCAGGTAAGAAGCGACAGACTCGCGGACGTCCTGCAGGAAGGTCCGGGTGATGCAGCGGTCAACCGCCCAGAGGTGGGCGCGCATCACGCTCTCATTCACCATGTCGAGGATCCGACGAGTGGAGAGGAACTGAAGCTGGGCGTCGGTGGTGGTGGTGTGGTTGCCCCACAGACGGAAGCCGTTCTCGCGGATGATGGTCGCGACGTCGTTCTCGTTGAGGATGTTTGCCTCAGCGTTCTCATCGCCCAGGAAGAAACCGACAGCGCGGCTGGCGCCGACGATGCCCTGGATGATCCGGTTTGAGGGGGAGAACCAGAAGCCGCGCTCGGCGTCTGACTTGGCAATCACGCCAGCGACATGAGCCGATGCGGGCTTCGTGCTGGTCGTGCCGTTGTAGATGCACTTGACCCAGGGGTCGACGACGTAAACCCGGCCAGAGGCGTGAAGATCGGCATAAGCCTGAGCGTCGGCCTGGGTGGTGTTGGGGCCATCGGCGATGATGATCGCGCGAAGGCGATCGGTCACGCCAGTGCCTGCGGAGGCGAGGCTGACGAGCTGCGACATCACCACGTTGGCCACTTCAGAGCCAGAGGTGAGGGTGCATTGATGTGTGAAGCCTGGGGCGGCCAGGATCTTGGGGCTAATGCCGAGCATCGACTCGGCTTTGGTAAAGGCCCAGACGCCGGTCTGTGCTGAGGCGCTGCCGGCGACGTTGGCCAGGGTTGCGGCCTCGTCTGCACCTTCGTCCACACGAACGACGACCACAGTCGCGCCGATCTGCTGGAAGATGCCATCCATGGCAGCTCCCAGGGTGCCGGTGGTGCCCAGCTTGTTTGCTTTAGAGCGGCTGCCTGAAATCAGGACGGGCTCATTCAGTGGAAAAACGGCAGCGTCAGCAGCTGGCGCAGTGCCAATCAGGCCAATAACGCTGGATCGAACTGTCTGGATCGGACGAACGCCGGAGGTCAGTTCGACCACCTCGACGCCGTGTAAGAAGTTGGTGGTCATCGTTCAGAGGTCCTCCTCAGTGATTTTAAGGTCGATTGAATGGCCAGGCCTCAGCGGACGAGCCACAGCTCCAGGGTTTCGTTGATGTCCTTTAGCTTGCGCCAACGGTCACCCACTGGCTGCCCCTTGCGCAGAGCCAGTTTCCCGAGCATTCCGATTGCGTCCCATTCTTTGCGATCACGTCGGGCGACGTAGGTCTGCTCTGGGTCGTAATCAGGATTTTCGACCAGTTCGTAATAAGTCTTGCGGATGTTGTCTTCCTTGGCGTAGTCGGGGACTTGTAAATCGAGCTCAGTCCCTGTCCCGAGTTCTTCGACCCGGATGCGATGGTCCGGGTTGTCGTGCTCGTCATCAGCTAACGGAAGGTCTTCGCCCTTGTCATTCCAGATCAGGTACTCCACAGCGTTGCGCAGCTTGCGGCCGTACTCGTCCTTAACGTGCAGCCCCTGCCAGTTCATAGAAGCGGAGTCGCCCAGGACGCCGGGCTCGGCGGAGACGATGCCGATGATGTCTGCGGGGGCGTCGTCGCTGGTCGCGAAACGGACCTGTTCACCATCCAGGCAGACCGCGAAACCGCGTCGATCTTCGGCGTCAGGATTGCCGTCTGACCACTCGAACATTTCGGCGTAGTCAGCGTTGCCGATGTCTGCTCCGCCATCAAATCGACCATTGCCATCTGCCTGGAATTCAATTCGAGGTGTGCTGACGTCTGCCTGATAGACGAAGCTGCTGTCGGGGACGTTCCGGCCGTGAATGTAGGTAAAGCTGCCAGAGCTGCCGGCATAGGCCTGCACGATGTGCTCGCCTGTCTTGTAGTAAGACGTGGCCGAGCCTGTTGTGCTGCTGCGGCCACGGCCTCCATAGATTGCGCCGTAATGCCAGCTCCGACCCTGCACATCAAGGTTGTGCATCGCAATCAGAGCATTCGCATCATTTCGCTGCACCGCGTAAAACATCGCGGTGTCTTCGTTCGTTGCCTCGTTGCCGTTGCCGCGATAGTCCCCATTGATTTGCGCATACGCAGACCACTCGGTGTCGGCCGTAGC